ATTTCTTTAGAACATGGGTAGATGCTATAGCCACATCTGATGCAGAGTTAGATGTACTATCTGGTTCAGGTTCACCCAGAGAGGGCTACGCTTATGACTCTAAAGGTAGTGGGGATAATGCCTCGCTTCCTAGAGGATTTAGAGTTCTTGTTAAATCTAATTCACCATCAGGTAGACTGGCTACACTTACAAAGTTACCAAAAGTTGATATAAATTTAACTGCTGACTCTTGATTTTGTGTAAATGAATCTCCTATATCTGGTCTATTTGTAGTGTCATTTACCTCTGACCTTGTTACACCATTAACTAAATCCACACCATCTGACTCTGCTGGTAGTGTAGTGTATGGGTGAAAACAATCATTTCCATAATCTGCTTTTGATACATCAGCCCATGAGTGAGTGAATGCTGGTGCTGAACCTGTGATAGTATCTGTATATATCTTACCCTCATCTATTACTGCTACCTGTACCTTTGTGTTGGCTGTTGTAAAGTTGTATAGTTTTTCTAAACTCTGACCAGTTTCGGATATTCTTATAAATTGTATTATCATATTTGCAAAGTTAGCCAGTCTACCTGATGGTGAATTAGATTTAACAAGACCTCTAAATCCTCTAGGAAGCGAGGCATTATCCCCACTACCTTTAGAGTCATAAGCGTAGCCCTCTCTGGGTGAACCTGAACCAGATAGTACATCTAACTCTGCATCAGATGTGGCTATAGCATCTACCCATGTTCTAAAGAAATTTAGATTAATATCACACCATCCACCAGCCGTAAATACTGCCCTGTCTGGGTCACATCCCATGTTAGACCATAGTGTAGATTTACCATCTGTCCAAGGTGAATACTGTATGTTATCTCCGAACTCATCACCCATAGCTATCAGTACCCATCTATTAGCTGTCAAGTCTGTAGAGAATGTACCAGAGGTGTGTTCTATTAGACATTTATAATGCTTGGGTGCTATTGCTGTAGTGGGTGTTACCTTAACCCTTGCACCTACGGCATATAATTGATTAGTTACCCACTCTGGTCTGAATATGAATTTAAGTAACTCTGAATTGTATCTACTGTTATCTACTGGTAGTGTGCCATGCTCGTTAGAACCCCATGCCATGACATTAGTACCTGTTGGATTACTCAGCATACCCTCTTGTTCACCTACATGAACACCTGTGGCTATAGAGTTAATCACTTGAATTATTGTAGAGTTATCGCCTGACTTTCTAATTTTTAATTTCATAGCATTAATCCCAGTGGTTTCGAAATTAATCTCATGGAATGTAAGAGCACCACCAGCAGCTACAGGAGCACCAACACCATCTACTATATCCATCCATCTGTTATAACATGAATCCTCATTTAGTCCGAACTCCCAGTTGTTAGCATTAAACTGTGGTAGTGCGTTATCTGCTGTCAAGGTTGTTAAGACTGGTTGCTCACTACCTCTATTATCATTATATATTATTCCTATAACACTGGCTACACTGTGAGAATTTTCAAAGAAGAAAGGCTTAGCCATGTGTATCTGTTGAGTGTGATATTCTATACCCAGACATTCAAGTGTTAATAGTGTACCCTCTGATTTAGTCTGTGATGGTACTATGTTCATAATTTCAAAATATCTGTCATATGTATTACCACCTAAATCAGTACACTGTATTCTTATTCTATCAAACTCTGCAAATTTCACAGAACCAGTAGTGTTATAATTACCATCTAAACTTCTGACTATTACTGTGGCACTATTAACCTCACCTGTACCTGTGTCTGTGAATAATGGTAGTGATTTGACATCTGATGTTATATTGGATGTTGTACTATAAGCATCTGTCTGGTCATACCATGTTACGGTAAGACTGGAATAATTAGATGGCAGTCTTTACATCTCCACCAAGAGATAAGTTAATTGTAAATTCAACTAGGTCTACTTTCTCACCTATATATCTAAACTGTGCATTTCTAATATGAAATCCTAACGCTGATGTTGGTACTACATTCCATTGAGGTGCGTTATCTAATCTTAATCCGAATCTACCCTTAGTGAATAGTGTAGTAGTATTTCCATCTTGTAGCCACTTACTGAATTTATTTACTAGATTACCTGTAGCATCATTATCAGTATTGCCTGATATACCTGTTATTGTAATGTCTAATCCTTGAATACCCATATCCTGTATCTCATTATTATCTGCATCTACGGCTTCATTCTCTGGTGTGGCTCTTCTGAAATCTATCTCTATGTTTGTTATGTATGCTCCACCACTTGGTACTTTAGCTGTGTTATTGAACAGTTGAGTATGTGTAGATGTAGCTGTAGACTCTGTACCATTACCAGCACTAGCTTGTACTTCCCATATTGCTGCGTTCTCTCCAGCCATTATCTATTACCACCTGGAAATCTACCACCTTTTGATTTTGATATTGATACACCTGATGATACTATCATCATGGGATTAGCACCTATCATATCTGGAAATGACTGTCTACCAGCAGCCATGTTTAATGTGTTAGTAATTTGATTGCCGTTAGTTGGTCTTAATCTTGGCATGGATGATATAATAATATTAGAGAATCCCTGTTTAATCTTCTGTTGGTCTTCCCTTCTTCTAAATGCTATAATCTCTTTGTTAATATCTCGTTTAAATCTAACGTCTAATAATCTACCTGGTTTTAATAACTCATTTATAATCAATTTTACTGCTGCAAAAATTGCTATTGCTAATACAATTACACCACCACCTCTACTTCTTACAAATGCACCTAGCATAAATTGTAGTGGATTACTTACAAATCTAACAAGGTTACCTGTCTGTGCTGTTGTAAATCTACTTATCTCTCCTATATTTCCTTTATCCCATTTAGCTACGGTTTTACCCTCTTTTGTTGTACCAACTATCTTTTTTATATCATTCTCAAAATTTGGGTTATCTACTGTATTGGCTTGAATAAATGTGTTAATGTGTGTAGGATTAGCTGATGTCCACTCTGCTGATTCAAGCATAGCCTGAATCATTTCATTGATTTTATTTGAAATTTCACCCAAATAATTCACCTATGTTACTGCTACTGTGTCTCCAGTAATTCTAACAAATATGTCTACTTCTACTAATCCTTCTGGTGTTTTTCTAACGTCATACTCTTTTAAGATTCCAGTAGCAGCCCATTGAATTGTATCTACTCCATCTACCTGTCTACCTTTTATGAGCCATGCTCTACTAGGCATATCCCCATCAGTGTCTATCTGTGTTAGCTTGTTAAATCCTACTGAATTAGTATCTAACATCTCTTGAACTCCTAAGATTAGTGTGGCTGTAAAGAAATTCTCACCCTTACCATATGAATATAAGGCTCCACCATCTGTAGTGGCATCTCTGTTTTCTGTTCTACCTATATGAATCTGTAGATTTTTTAGTAAAATATATACATCTGACCCTACATCTAATGTCAGTTCTGTTGCATTAATGATTTCTACAATTTCACCTATATTAGCCATATAACGTTAAACCTTGATTATACATTAATAGAAGTAATTACGCAGTAACCATAATTTTGAACTTGATAACTCTACCCATTACCCTGTCACCTTTGAACATAGCTGGTAAGTCCTGTATTGATATGACCTGTGATGAATTGGCTTTACTTGTAGATTCTGCACCACCGTTATCTCTTAAATCATAGTTACCTTCTATCTTGTCTATTATGAGTTTAGTGAAATCATCTATATCTTCCTCTGTTGCTGGTCCAGATTTTGCCTCTACCACAAATATACAGTTAATCCTCAAATCATACTCCTGACCTTTTGAGGCATTACTAACTATTGATGCCATATGTCTCACATTGGCTATTAGAGTATCGTGAGTAACCCATAATCTGGGTAGTGGTGGCTGATTTATGTTTAACTTGGATGGTGCTCCAGCTTCTATTATTCTGAACTTGGTTTTTACTCCCTGTGATGGAGTGGCATCATATAGGTTAGATGTGTCTGATTTTAGTATTGCTACTATCTGTTCCTTAATGCCAAAAATATCAATAGAAGCCATTACCAGAGTTGGAATATATCTTCCTGTCTATATCTATCATTGAATCTTTGAACGTCATAGTTTAAGCCATCTATGGATAATTCTTCTATTACACCAGCTATGATAGTATCAAATGCAGCTTGCCAGAATTTAGAGGATTCTATGTCTCCACGCTTACCCCTGAATATTGTACATACATAGTAACTGGCTGCCTGTATCAGTTCATTAGTGATATTACCAGAGGTTAATGGGATACGTTCATCTTGTTGTTTAAGGATATTATCGATATGTTTGTCTGCTACTGCTCCAAGTGAGTCCAATTCTGTGTTCTCAGCACTGTCTCCTGATGCTATATTTAACATCTCTTTTGTCTTAGCTTGGCTGTAGTATGCTGTAGCTGCCATGAGTGTGATTAGACTAAATTAACTATAAGAAATAATACTTATCTATCCTGAATCCAGTATGAGTAGCCATCTATCTCACCTTTCTTGACCTTTTTAACCATATCTTTCTGTTCATTTCTACGGTGATATAGTGATACTCTCTGGTCTACCATGATTGGAACCTTTATCTTCTTACATATTCTGGATAGTTGCCAGTCTAGATAACCCTCTTCAAACTCTGGTAGTAAGAATATGTTTCTCTCCATTATCTGACATTGAAAACCTGAATGATCTACTCTAAATATGTCTTCTTTTGGTAGGTCTTCAAACTCAATCCATGAGCCCTTACCTGTAGTTATCTCTTTGGTGAAGTCACAGTCATTCTGCATGGCATACGTGTTTAAGTGAGATTCATCCAGATTCATTATACCTGATATTGTCTCATAACCATGTTCTTCCACATCATCTATTAACTGTTGTATGTTTCTGTGATATACTTCTATGTCATCTGAGCATACTATGATGTGGGTATATTCCTTATGTTTGTATAGAAAATATTGAGCCTCATTATATGCTATTATTTCTGGTTTGTATTTCACTATGAACTTGTCATATTTTATCTCATACCACTGTCTCTTTACCTGTGGTATATCTCTGGGTGAGGGTAGGAATAGTAAAGGGTTCATATTATAATTCGACCTACCTCAAATGCCTCTGCAAAGACTGATTTACATTGTGCTCCCCTGAATACCATCTGTGCTTGAATAATCTTAGTAGACATGTATGCCACCTTTGACTGTGTGTCATACTGCATTAATGCCTGTTGTTTAACCATCACATCCTCAACTGACACACGATTATATAAGTTTGGTACATGTTCATAATCACCCCTTACTACCTCATAATACAGAATAGTATGCTCTTGGAATACTGCCAATACTGATTCTGCTAATGTCTTATGGTCTGGGTTTACTGACCTCTTTGATGTACACATTATAATGTCTGGTTTGAACTCATTTTTAATGTCATATAGTATCTGATTGATTCTTGTATGGTTATCCTGAAAGTGCATGTTAGGTATGTCTTTGATTAATGTGAACGATAGACCATAGATGTCCATAGACTTTCTAAGCTCTGATAGTATTAGATTTCCATTCCTCTCTGTGGTAGATGAGAATACTACAATCTTTATCTCCTCGTCTTTAATCTGGTTTAACGTAGCACCCATACCAAATTCAATATCATCAGGATGTGCTCCTATGATTAGTATACGCTTACCCTGAAACATCTTCTTTCCTACATGAATAACAATACTTACTATCTCCATTGTTTATAAAACCACAAGGTTTACACATCCATCTGGTCAATTCTTCTCGCTCCAAATGTATATACTTCATGTTTACCTATACCATATATTGTACTGTCATCAACTATGTTATGTCTAAGATATGTTGCTGCACCTACTGTACATCTCTTTCCTACCTTTACTCCTTGATGTATTATAGCACCAGCCCATATGTTAGAATAATCACCTATCTCACATGACCCTAATAGTATGACTCCTACTGATATGAGACAGTGTTTACCTATGATTACATTGTGTGATATGTGTGAATGAGCATCAATCTTTGTACCATCACCTATTTCTGTGTCTCTCCATCTTCCCTTATGTACTGTCACTAGAGCACCTATATCTACATCCTCACCTATCTTAACATTAAACTCATGTGGTTTAGTTTGTAGTATGCCTTTATCATCTCTCTGCCAGTAAAATCCATCCTCACCTATTACTGTTGAATCTGTAATAGTCATACCAGTTTATCAATTCCTTTCTCTGTCTCATATTTCCATAATTGCTTC